CGGCTTGCCTTCCATGTACATTGCGTATCTTTGAGGCCCCATGATGGCGACCTTGTCAGCATCCGACAAGCCAGCGAGTATGCGCTCAGGTGTTGCTACCGGAGGTCTGGTATCAGGGATAGAACTGTCCCCGGTAATCTCCGCCCATGACATGGTAACCGGCACAAGAACGCAGCGACAATTTACGTGACTAGGCATGATTTCATCTGTCGCATATAGCGTTCCAGACAAAGCCAGACAGGCTAAACACACCCTGCTATCTTGGGTTGCTTGCCGTCGGTATCCTTGTACCGCAGGGTTCTGCGTATACAACTGCCGCTGGGCTTCACGGGCACTTCGGATCATCTCAGTACGTGCTATGGTCTCTGCTCGTTGCCGTCCAATGTCTGCCGCTTTGCGTACCCGCCGTGCTACCGTCCGTGGCCCTTCACCAAGGCTGATGCCTTGTACAAGTGCCATCTGCATAGCATCGGTAGTTACCTGCGGAATGGTTTCAAATAGCTCACCCAAAGGGCTTCCATCACCCGCCATGCCGACAAAGGCTTGCAGTTGTTCGTCTGGCAGTGCTGTCCATGAACTGCCGAGGCTGACGTTAGCCGGTTTACGACCTGCCGCCGCTTCAACCAAGCTGCTGCTCGTCTCATTCGCAAGGATGGCGGATTGCAATTGTCCATCTGCTGTTATGGTTGCTCCTTCTACCGCAAAGGCTTGCAAGTTACGACCAAGTTCCTCGATGTTGTCTATGATGCGCTGACGCATCCACAGGATGGTTTGGCTTGGGTCTTCACCGTTTGCCTCACGCTCTGCGATGCGTTCCTCTAGTGCTTCTAGTTCTGCGATCGATGCAGCGGTAGCGGCTTTGTACGCTCTCTGCATTCGGCTTATGGCTACGCCTTCACGCTCCAGCAGGTCGTTGCGAAACTTCTGAGATGCGGCATAGATTCTGCCCGTCCCGTCGTCTACTCGCTTGTATGAGCCTCCATCAGCTCGTACCCGTAAAAAGGGTGGCTTTTGTACACCACCCCCGGGGTGCAACAATCAAGGCTCTTGCCTTCATCGCCCTGCATTTGGTTGCGCTTGGATGTTGCCCAGCGGAACCCAGCATCACCGCCCCATAAGTCCCAGGCTACACGCCCAGCCGATGGAAAACCTTCCTCACCAGCGTTGAAGCCTTCAGCCTGCTTGTCTACTTCGTGGCGGCTAAAGAAAGAGTACATCCGCAAGATGGTGTCTTCGGAAAGTTGCTCCCCATTCACGATCTGGTTAGCACGAGCAAGTCCTACCCGTGTCCCACCATCAAAGCCCTCAGCCTTCCAATCAAGCGCACGTTGAGCCGCTTCCTTCATGGATGCTGTCGGGCGGTACTTCATCTCATAAGACCGAATCGCAGGAGCGTTGGGAGCGTCTGTGCTTTGCACCGGGATTGCCTGTGGGTGCAGTTGCCCTTCATCCTGTGGCACGGCTTCAAGACCTGCAATGCGCTTTGCTTCCGCACGGTCAATGATGCCAGCCTTGTATAGTTTCTCTGCGCGATCGGCTTCCGCTGAAAGGTCATCAGCCAAAGCCCGTACACCTTCAAGGTCATACTGAATGTAATCACCCTGCTGGGTCTCTGGGTACTCTGGCAGGAGGTCAGCGGTAATCGCATCAGCCAAGACACGCAGTAGAGGAACCATACCATCCTCCCACGCTGCCTGCTGTGCCCTCTCAAAGTTGTTGTAGGTGGAACGCTCAAGACCAGCACCAAGACCCAAAACCATCGGGTTGAGTCCAAGGGCAGAACAGATACGCTCCTCCGGTACGCGTCTCACAGAATCCAAAGCAAGCTCTGACGGTGTCAGGCTTACCCTGTCCATCTTGTAGGCTCCGGTCATCACTACGATACCGCCAGAACCATCACCGCTTAGGTCTTCATGCAGTTGTCGCTTGACCTGCCGTGCATCATCCATTGAGATGTCTACGGTCTGGTCTTTGGCATCAGGCCCGACAATCAAAGATGGCATTGCACCATTCGCAAGCAATCCCCATGCCGTGGTGCTTGCGGTATTGTCGGTTGCAATCTCACGCAATACAGCGGTTACTGGGCTACGTCCAAGTCTGATGTCGGAAGGTTCCCGACCGTACCGGATATGGATGATGTCGCTAACCGGGATATCGAAAGACCGACCATCCGTGGTGTAGACATAATGCGTTAGCGGGTTGATGCCGTTACCGACAGGTCTGACCATGTCTTGTGGCAAGAACTGCAAAGCGGTCACAACACCACGGGTAGTAGACCGAATCTTGCGCAGATAGGTATTGCCGAACAGTTTATAGTCTTGAATCACCCAAGACCAGAACAGGCTACCCATCACCATTGGATCAGGTTGCGCCATTAGAGCGATTACCGGGTGGTCTTCAACAGGTTCCGCTTGCTGGCTGTCTACAGGGCGATAGTACTTAGGCGTGGCTTGAGGGTAGTTCCGAACGTACCAGTCAATGGCAGATGCCACGATACCGTTTAGCCCAAGGTCTCCCGCTACTCTTGCCCAGTCTTTTGTAGAACCTGGAAGCGCACGGCGCAGGAGCGTTTGCAGCTGACCGGAGCCATAGCCGGTTAGGTAGACATCACGGGACTGACTAAGCGGCAGTGGTAGTGCTTGTGTCGGGTTGGCTACGGCCTTGCCCCCCAAGAATCGGTCAAAGATACCCATGGCTGTAGTATCCCACAGAAAAGAAAAAGCCCCCTTGCGGGGGCCTGTGTGGCTTTCTAGTTGTGGTGAAAAGTTCTGATGTATTCTGCAATGATTTCAAACTGTTCGTCATACCAGACCATCCATCCATCACCATAAGAAAAAAGAATGCGGCTCTTATTCAAGTGAAAATCGATTGTAAGTTTGGCTCCGATCTTGGTTGCCGCAACACACAACCTGTTTAGTCCGTCTACATACTCTTCAATGTTTTCTGCAGTGCAGTAATACTTTGCACGACCTTCTACAAGTTTGCGATCATTTGCTAGTCGTTGCTTGCGCTCTTCTTCTCTCTTCTCAGCGTCTGCTGCAAAACCTGCAAATATTTCCTCTACCGTTTTTATTGTTTCCATATCTCTCTATTTCCCTGCTTGATGTAGATAATATACACTCTAAGTATATACACGTCAAGTATATAGGAAGATATATTTCAGACAGCACCCCAGCTCTTGCGCTGTCCGATCACCTGCCAAGCGTATGCCATCGCGTCCACTACGTCATCATGCCGACCAACGGGGAAGGATAACAACTCATCCTGCCAGTAAGGTGGCAGACCTTCAACGTGTACAACCTGCCCTTGCTCGTACCGGGCTTCTAAAGGCCCAAAGCGGGTTATCTTGTCACGGTCTGGACGTATCCCCCGTATCGGCAGTTTTGTACGTCTCATAAGCTCTTGCACAACAGCCGCCTGATACTGCACCTGCTCAATGCCAATCATGACGGGTTTCCACTTTTCAGCCATCATCTCGATGAACCGCAGGACGGAAGCAAAGTCCGCCCTTGTCCTGTTGACATCAAGCACGTAGATCGTGCCATCATCACCACGGCTCAGAGCTACCACGGCGGTGTAGTCTGCTTCCGCCTTGGTAGATATCGCAAGGTCAACACCAAGGTAGACCGGCAAGCCTTCAGGAGCATCCCCAAACCTCAACCATTCCCGCTTGATTCTTGCTCCAGCAGCATCGACGAACTCCGCCAAATACTCCTGTCGAAACGCGATCGAGGGCAAAGATTCCCCCGCCTTGGCTACTTCGTCAGCATCTATCCACGGGTTAGCCGTTGTCGGCATCTGCCATGCCATCCAGTCCGGATCTACACCAGCCATAGCATGAAGGCTTTTGAAGTAGTTCGAGCCTTTAGGCGTAGAGAGAAAGAAAGCATCTCCCCGGTAATCGGTTAGCGTTGGTCTAATTGCCTCTGTCCAGGCTTGTTCTAGATGCCTTGCCATGGCGGCTTCGTCAATGATGACTCGTTTGTACTTACGCCCACGGGCAACGGTTGAAGGGTCGTCCAGCGTCCAGTAATCGATTGCTGCCCCGGTTATGAGTTCGATGCGCGGGGCAGGTGTCTGCACAGCTCGCCTGATGACAGGAGCGTATATCCGCTTATGGTCGTTGTACGCTTCCTCAAGGAGCCTGTAGGTAGGCGCAAACCAAGCGCAAGGCAAACCATCTTTCAGTACCGGATCGGATAGCAGATTCCCACCTAAGGTGGTTTTCCCGAATCTTCGATCTACTCAGCCACAGGCGAGAACGTTATAGCGTCTCGCCTGTGCCATGATTACCTTTTGTCCTTCGTGTGGTCGAGGGAGAACCAATCGAATGTCAGGCATTGCCCGTGCTACCTAACCCGCCTGTACGCTCATCCAGCGGTACATCATCACCGGTGAAGTACTGCACAAAGACAACCTGAGCGATACGCTCACCCTTCTCTATCACCCAATCACCTTGCGTCCTGTTATGCAGTAGAACCTTGATGGTGTCCCCGTAGTCAGCATCGATGATGCCGGGAGCATTAGCAACAGCCAGACCACGCAGGGCAAGCCCTGACCTAGAGCAAACCATGGCGCAGAGGTGAGGTGGAAAGATTGCAAGTGTCCCCGTGTCAATGCCTACGGTAGCACCAGCAGGGATAACGATATCAAGCTGAGAGCGTAGATCGTACCCAGCAGAATGCTTTGTTGCCCTTGTGGGCTTTATCCCATGAAACCGTATATCTGTCATGGCTTATCAGCGTACTCCACGATGACCTTGACCGGTGAGCCGTCAGCCCCTGTCTGCTCTACTCGGCTACTCCACTCTGCCTTGTGCTTGCGCTCAAGCCACCATGCCGCCGCCTGCCAAGTGGTATCAGATGCCAGTTTGATGACCGATACCATCTTTGCTTCGGCTTCACCCTCGGCTTTTTCTATAGCTTGGGAGAAATCTGAATATTCCTTGAGCCAGTTAGCGAGTGTGCTTTGGTCAATGCCTGCAACAGCACAGGAAGCCCTGCGGGTGTTACCACCCCTCAGAGCCTCCAGAAGCTTCGCCACGGTCTGTTCCGTGTACTTGGTTGGTCTACCTGCGCCCGGTTGTGCTGCCATTTAGGTTAGCCTCTATTTCTTCCTTGGTTGCCCATACTAGAGCATCTCTCATTTGATTGTCTGTGATGCCTTGTTGTTTCGCCCTGCGCTTGACATCGTTGTATAGCCAACGTGTATACATCTCTGACCATACCGCCAAGCATCCCGCACCAAGCAGGACACCGAGTGCAAAGAGAATCATTCTGTTATCTCCCAATCGGTTGCCAGTGTTTCTGCCATGGCGCGTTGTATATGGAATGCTGGTGTAACATTGATTCCGATGCGGTCAAAAGCCAAATAAAGTGTTTTTAGATCGTCGCTAGAGTTTATAAACTCGTGTACTCCATACCCATCTTTTCCTGCATCTACCTTGGATAATGAAATCCAAAGGTGTCCGGCATGAACATCCCATGATTCCCGTTTGACTTTATGACCTTTACGCATTGCCCTTACGGCTTGTGTCCATGTCATTTGGCTACCTCCCCGGTACGCGGGTCTAACCTGACAACATCCCAGTCAGTAGCGAAAAGGTCACCGGGTGAAAGGCTCAGTTCTTCCAACTGCGTCACCCTTCCGCCTGGGCCATGCAGTTCAAAGATATTCCATAGCTCGGAGTAGCGCAGGAATACCGCTCCTCCCCATTCGCTACGCAAAACGGCTTTACTGCCACCCTCCATCAAGTCTTGTATTACTTCACCGAATCTTGCCATTAAATCGCTCCCATTGTGATCGGAAGATGTTCAACCATCAAAGCCTTGATGGACTCTGCAATCTGCCTATGTTCCAGCTGCGTATCTTCTTGCGTCCTAAGCTGCACGTAATGAATCCAAGACCGTATTGTGCCAGACATATACATTGTGGTTGGAGTGCAGAGCGGTAGTACCATTCTTGCAGTCTCCGCAGCTATACCGGCTTCAATCATTTGGTTGTATGCATGGTAGCCACGAGATACAGCCAACTCAGCGTCTAAAATGACTCCTTGCATTTCTGCATCTAAGTCATCCCTTTCTGGCATGGGTTGTGAGCTTTGTCGGTTAGTTGTACCAGCAAGCCTCATCTGCCCCAGAATGGGGAAGTCGTGAACCTCTGCATACCTTTGGCTAAACTCTTGGAAACTGAAGGAACGATGCCTAAGAATCTGCGGAGCGATAGCACGGGTGGTTTTGATTTCAACGCACATTGAAGCCATTTCAAAGATTGACCAGTGACCGTGCTTGATGCAGTAAGACAACAACCTGCTGACATCAGGGTTGTCCTGGTTCTTAGGGTTGGAGACCCTAGCGCAGTACCCGATGACCTGCTCCGCCTCCGGAGTTATCCAGATAAGCTTTGTCATGGTTGATATATCTCCCAGTCCATAGCAAGGACATCAGCACTACCGAAAGACGCAACCCGGCTGTATCTGCGATTGCCTGCACCATCAATCAGGTACAGACAAATCTTGCCCTCTACGAGTTCTAAGAACCAACTAGCCGCGTGTCTTCGTACCGCCTGTCCAGCCCTGAGGCGTTCAAGGGCAGCCGAAAAGGAGCCACCCGCCATTGTCATCCGTTTGGCATCCTCTTCTTTGACCTGCTCGATTTGCCGTGTAGCCAACCAACCTTTGACCGTGCTGTAGTTGTAGCCGATGGTCTTAGATGCTTGCGCTTGTGGCATCCCCATTGCTACCAGCTCATCAAACCGCTCTAACAGTATCCTGCGCTTTGCGATGCCATAGGCAACGCTTTCACTTGGTCTTGGCATTGATTTCATCCGCTTCCTTGATTACTCGATCAGCGTATTTGCCATCGCCTGTTACTGCAAAAGCCAAGTACCAGAGTGCCTTGATGGCATCCTCACGTTCCTTGCCTTTGTGTGGGCAACGTTGCAAATACTTGACAACGTTACCCGTAGCAAAGTCTAAGCCCCAATCCTGAATGACATCAATGGCTTGTATCTTGGTTGTTCGGTAGTGTTCGTTCATACGAGCTGTACGCTCTGTGACATCATCTTGTCAATCTCGTACGCTACTGCCCAGATGTCTGCAATCACGTCAGCAGGCTTGAGGCTACCGACCCAGTATGGATTCTGCACAGCGTAGCCCATGGAGTTGCAGTCGTAGATACCAGCATCATCGCCAGTGATGGCAACCATCAAGTGAAGCTCACCCTTGGACATATGGATTTCGGAGTGGTCGCTGGATACCTGAATGTGTAGCGGTACATTGATGACTGCAAACGGGTCACGCTGTACGTTGATGGTGTGCTGTGCCATCTCTTTGATGGCTCCTGCGAGGCTTTGATTAGTTTGTTTCATTGTCTTTATCTCCCAAGGTTGGAGGCAAGTTACCCTGCCTCCTTTAGTGTTACCCGTGTTTATGCATCTTCAAACGGGTCGCTGATATCTTCCGTTGGTACTGCTTTGCGGAGCGGCTTTGTAGCTGCCACCTTTACCGGCTTTACGGTTTCAATGACGTTGGTTAGTTCACCGTTCATTTTCTGTCTGGTTCCAACCACCACCTGCCATTGCTTAGCCTTGAGGGCTTCAATGTCAAGGCTTGCAAACTGCTGTGATGTCATGCGTCCAACCATGCCATCGAGCAAGATTGTAAGCTTTGCCTTTTCATTACCGTAAAAGGTCTTTGTGTACTGGATGAAGCGGAACGGCTGGCCATCGTCATCACCTACCTCGGTGGTTTCAAAGACCCACTTGAAGTTAGGTTCCATGATGTCTGGGTTGTCAAATGACTTGCCCTGTGTTGCTTCGCAATCGATCAGCGCACAGATGTAAATACCCTGCTCTGCTACGCTGTACTTCTTCCCGCTGCCTTCCGAGAACTTCCCGTGCTGTGCAAAAAATCCCATAACTACTCCTTGAGCCACTGGCTCTTTGATATGCCGATGATGGAAAGGTCTTTACCGGAACCACTGGGCTCACCCTTGCGGGCATTTTCACATCCATCACCGACACATCAATATATACCGCAAGTCTATAAACTGTCAAACATTATTTTTAGTGCTTGACTATTACCTTGTTTCGCCTGATTGGCTGTTCAAACTTCTCAGCGTTGTACATATACGCAGGGTATTCCGTAAACTCGCCGATCACATGGTTGTTTGGAATAAACATAAAGTCATCGTTCCGTAGCTCATCAACCGTACACCAGTGTTGACGTTCACAATCGCACTCAACCAAGATGATGTTCTTACCCTTTTGAATCAAGTGCGTTTCAAAGTCCCGGCGCATTGCCCATCTATGCAATGTCACTCGACCACCTGATTTGAACCAGGCTTTAGCCACATCAAACTGATGTCTATACTTATCGCCGTTCAACATCTGATCTTCTTCCGCTTTACGTTTGAACGTATCCCAATCCCAAATCTCAAGAGCCATACGAGCCACCTTTCATCTAGACCGGTTCTGGTTCCCGCTTTAGCGGGGGAACCTGACCGGTCATAAAAACAAATACTTCTTCCCTTACCCTTCCTCACTGGTCTGGTATGGGAATGCCCACCTTCGGGGCATCCCAGTTCGGAAGGGGTCTGGGGAAACCAAACTGGGGAAACCAAACTAGTAATGGTTCCTATATATAAGGGAACCAGTCGTTGGGAACCGGTCAAATGGCTCCCTTCTTGGTGTAACGGAAGCCACCACGGAGGGATGCTTCGGCGTGTAAAAGGTTCTCTCGCACCAGTTCATCAATGGCATTCAGAACGGTTTCTTTCCTGCCTCCGACCTTGGCATGGATGATGTTTTTACCGATGCCCGGATTTGCCTCAACACACGACAAAATAGCGTCAGTGGTAGATTGACCCGCCCTAGCTGCGAAACCCTCAGGTTCGGCGTGTATGAGGCACAGGCGGCCATCCTGTGGGCCGATAGTCCAAGACACAGCAGGTTGTTTTTCTTTATGCCTCCAGTGTCGGTTCTTAGTTACAACCATGGTGTAGGTGTCGTTCTCTTGTTTGTGCGATATTGAAAACACCGTATCTGCTTGGCTTACGATGTCACCTGCACCGCGCATCTGTTCGTGTCCAATACCGCTTTCGCTTCCAGACTTACGGTTGTGGTGAAGCACCACGATGGCAGCTCCGCAATCCTTCATCTGGCAGAACAAGCCGTACAACCTTGCCATCTCCGTGTTGCTGTTCTCATCGAGTCCATGGACACGCACAAGCGTATCCACGATAACCAAATCAATCTTGAGTTCCTTTATCTTGCGCAGGATAGAAGCCATATGTTTAGGGTTCTCAAGCTTGATGCGCTGGTGGTCTGAATAGATGATGTTCTCTGGAGCCATGCCTAACTGATCGGCGCGGTCAAAGAACACCTGACACCCCATCTCTTCATCGATGTACATCACATTGGCTTTCATGCATTCAAGGTCACCAAGCCAAAGACCTCCGCCCATGGTTGCTCTTAGTAGGTCAAGTGCTGCCCAAGACTTACCGCCTCCCGATGTTGCGCTGATAAAGGTAAGACCACGATTCATAATCATGTCTGGAACAATCCAACGTAGAGGGCCAAGCTCTGCAACCTTGGCTTTGATGTCTGCCCATGTCATCCACTGGATAGGGTCTTCTTCTTCTATCGGTGCTGACAGTTGCTCTCGCAACATGGCAGGCGTTAGAGGTGGCAGGTCGGAATCTTTCCAATCTGCCCAAGCACGTCCGACCTTAGCGTAAACTTCGTAGTCTTTAAGCGGTGGATCACATAGCCTTTTATTCCAATCAAGGATTGCAGGCATAGCAAAGTCAATGTCGGTGCGTGTTGACCTCATATAGCCAACACAAGCTGTTAGCGCATTGTCTCTGCCACCGTATGGGCCTCCACCTTCCGGGTGACGTTGACGGAGTTTAGCAAGGGTTCCATCATCGGAATAGTTGCTGTTGTTCCCATGCTTCCGCTCAGGCTTAGGGTCTGGAATGTCTGGTATGTCCCAGATGTTGAAGGGTTTATTATCTTCCAAAGTAGTACTCCAAAATCTCCGGCAGGTCAGCACGGACGATATTCAAACGGTATTCCCAAGCGGGGTTGCTTTCAAACGCCATACAGGCTTCCTCAGCCTCAAGCATAAAGATGTCTAGCAGGTCGGTTATCCTACCGCTTGCATGGCGGATGCGTGGCTCCGCCTTGCCTAACTGCCCCTGCTTTGCGGAAGCCAGCAGAGCATCAAGCCGCGCATCACCAAGGTGTCGAACCAACAAGGATTGCTTGTAGGTTGGTTTGATACCGCCACCCTTCAGCAGAACCACGGGTTTAGGGTTATCAACATCTTTCCAGTTGAGCGTTCCTGGAACCCTCAATATCCTGTCAACATTGCCTACCGGATCAGTGCCAAGGATGATGGAGTTTTGCCAAGACCGAATCTTTGTTTCAATGGCTGTTCGGTCTCTGGTGTTCTTGACATTGGCAACTGCACCGAGCATCTTGTACCCGTGCCAGCCATTGCCAGTGCTTACAACAATGTCGCAGTTGTCAAGTAAATCTTGACTACTGCCCGGTACTTTGCCGTCAAGGTCAATCCACACTGCCCCAACCTGCTCAATGGAATCTTTGCCGAGCTTACGCCCCGGCCCTTCAGGGGCAACCCTTGGACACACACCGACATAGACATCATAGCCACGAATGGCAAGACTGATGATGTGCTGGGTCAGGGCTTGACCTTCTTCACCCTTGAGGCAGTGAGGAAGGCGGTAGGTGGTTCGGTTAGCGTGGGGCTTGACCTTTGAGAGTGGTCGAATCTCAATGAAGCCGTCTTGATACGGCTTGAATAGATGCCTAAGGAAGGCGATAGCCATCCCGGCATCCGTGGCTGGAATAGCCATGGGTGTTACTACTTTCTGTATGTTGTTTCCGTTCTGTTGGAAACCCTCCGGTAGCTACTCCGGAGGGTGGCAAAGCCTATTCCATACAGAAAGGAACAGTCACATTATACATCGAAAGTAAAGCCAACATGATCGGCTATTGCCTTGGCAGCATCATGCCAAGAGTAAGCCACAAAGAACTTGTACCCGTGTGGCTCCAAGGCTTCGCGGAATGACACCTGTCCCGGTGTTAGCCTGCCCTTACCTGCCTTCATCTCGATGTAGAGCCCCGGTAAAGGGGCAGGGAGGAAGATATCCCAGACGCCGGCACGGACACCCATGGCCTTAAACTTTGCAGCTGTGCGAATGTCACGGTGTCCACCGTTAGGGCAGTGGTAGATGGTTGATAACTCAGGGTGTTTGGATTCCATCAGCCGCACCCAAGTAATCAAGGCTATCTGCTCTCGGTCTTCAAGATGTCTCATGTATCTGCCTCAGTTCTGCCAGTGCCTTTTGTATGCGCTCTTTGACCACCACGGGCGGTATACGGTAACGGCTGGCTACCATGTGGATGGTCTGTGGTACTCTGCCATCAAGCCCAAGGTGTAGGGCTATCATCTGCCTTGTCTCATCGTCCATCTTGCCAAGGGCTTCGGTCAAGGTTCCCTCCTCGGCTTCACCGAAATAGACATCTTCCGCTGATGGCGTTGATCCGAATACCGCAGTATCCGCCAAGACTAGCTCAGAGCCTTGTACCGGGGTTTCTATAGACATCGGCTCAATACCTGCTGCGGTACGGCAGATGTCGATAGTTTCGAGACTCATCCCGCTACGCTCGGACAACTCTACATCTGTGGGTGGTCGCTTCAACTCCAACTCAAGAATGACGTAATGCCGCTTTAGTTTGTGCCACTTGACCAAGGTATGCTCGGCAATCCGGATGGTTCTGTATTGGTTGCTTTGGTATCGCCTGAGCTTCTGGTAAATCCAAGGATGAGCGTAAGTTGAGAACCTCAATCCTCGCTCTGGTTCCCACTTTTCGATTGCCCTAATCAAGCCCTCAACGCAGTACTGGCAAGCATCTACAAAATGCTCCTTGTGCTTGATGACCTTGCATACCTCGCGGATGAATGCGAAGTTGTGGCGGATCATAGCTTCTAGGCACTCGTCGGCATGGATGCCATGCGACCAGCCGTAGTGCAGGAGAATCATTTCATCTGGCAAGAGTAAACGCTCCGGAGCCTTACTCAAAGCCCGGAGCGTCTGCCGTATTATGCTTGGCTTTACCTGCAAGCCTGTATCCTGGACCCTATCCAACGCATGACGGGTACAGCCATGCTGTTGCCTAGTGCCTTGTATCGTGGCCCGTCTGGCGTGGTTGGGAGTATATCTGTCCAACCATCCGGGAACCCTTGCAAGCGTTCACACTCGGTCGGTGTTAGCCTTCGTACTGCCATGCCGTGTAATACAGATGTTTGTTGATGTGCTTGCAGTTGTGGATATTCCCGTAGATCAATGCCGCGCATATCACCACCTGATTGATGATTGAACGCTTGTGCTATCCATTGGTCTTGTGTGGTTGATAATGTAAACACCTTTTCATCTGTGCCTAGATATCCTTTGCCACCACCTTCGCAACCACCACGTATCTTGAATGCATGGGCTGGATGCGCTACACCGTGAACCCCGGTGGCGTTGAGCGTGTACATTGGACCACCTACCGTGTATCCATCACCATTACCGCCGTTCATTGGTTGCCGTCCGATGGTGTTCTCTGCAATGGCTACAGGAATCAAGGTTTCTGTGTTTGGGTCGTACCTGCAACCAGTGCCTGTCGTAAGGCATTGGGCAGTGTCTTGCCCCGTTTTTCTGCTCTTCGGAGAATCCCCTCGCAAGCTTTCTGGCTCAAATAATACTTCGGCTGCACGTCTGCTGTCCCCTGAAGAATGTGCGACAACAAAGACTCTACGCCTTCGCTGTGGCACTCCAAAGTACTGAGCGTCAAGCACTCGGTAGGCGAACCCATACCCGAGTTGCCCCAACGCCCCGAGGAAGGAACCAAAGTCCCGTCCTCCTGAGCTGGACAGAACGCCGGGCACGTTTTCCCAGATAACCCATTCTGGGCGGTAGTGGTCAACCATACCAAGGAAGATGAGGGCAAGGTTTCCTCTTGGGTCTTCAAGCCCCTTGCGGAGTCCTGCAACGCTGAAGGACTGGCAGGGAGTCCCTCCAACAATAAGGTCAACTGCGTTTCGATCAATGTCCCAGTCCTTGTACTTTGTCATGTCTCCAAGGTTTGGCACTCCTGGAAAGTGATGTGCCAACACCTGAGACGGGAAGCGTTCAATCTCTGCAAAGGCTACGGGAGTCCAGCCTAAGGACTCCCATGCAACCGATGCAGCTTCGATGCCACTGCATACGCTTAGGTATCTCATCGGACACCGTTAGCCTTGAGCATTGCAGGCTTTGTGATGTACTCGTACCGCATGGCATCACGGGTTGCAGATACCAAAGCAAGGAACAGCATCACGCTAACCGCAGTGATAATGCCTGCCTTGATCGCACCATCGATGTTACGTCTACGGGCATTGTGTGCCTGTCGGTTAGCATCAAGTGCCTCCTGCCGTCTACGTGCCTGCTGTGCATGGCGTTCAAAGTGCCGCCATTCTGCCAACCGGCAAGCCGTGCAAACCTGATCGGTGTCTACTACTTCGTGTCCGCAATCTTTACAACGCTTCATCGTCATTGTCTCCCTGCCCTTTATCTAGTTTCCGAATGTTTCTGGTTGCTCGGTCGGTTTGTTCCGACTCTTACGACGAATGGTGAGTAGCCTAGCCAAGTCTTCTTCCGCCATGTCCATGGCTTCGGCGAGCTTGGTGAGGTTACCGGAGTTAGGTGTCTTCTTCCCGGTCATCCAGTCGGATACCTGCGGCTGGGTTGCACCGATACGTTTTGCCAACTGTTGCTGGCTCAATCCTCTAATCATGTTCCATATATACCACAACTATATAATCTAGTGTCAAGTGTTTGACATTATATATTCTTGGCGTATAATCAATACGTGCCACGGGGTACAGGAGATAAGTAATGAAGACAACGTTAACCGCACTACCTGCTGGTGCTGGTGTGTATCGAATTCCATCGTTCAAGGTTGCAGGTGTAACCGTTCCGATGACTACAGCATTGTTCGTAGACAACCAATGGACACCATTTATTGACGGTGAAAACCTGCAACGAGAGTATGCACGGCATGGCGTAAACCTATCGCTTCACCTGTGCATCGCAAACTACCTGCAACGGCAGAGTGTAAACCCATCGCTTCATATTGCTATTCAAGGAGATAAGTAATGACAACATCGGAAACCATTGGGGCTATCGCCCCTGCTCTCATCAAGGCACAAAGCCAGATGCAGGGCATCATCAAGGAAGGCAAGAACCCAGCCTTCCGTAGTAAGTATGTAACCTTAGATTCCATCCTTGACACATTGCGCCCTATCCTTACATCTAACGGCTTGATGCTGACACAGGGTAGCCAGCAACCTGAGACCATGCAGGCAGTGACCGTAGAGTCTCGCATCATCCATACAAGCGGTGAGTGGATCGCAACCACCGTAACCATCCCGGTAACCAAGCCAGATGCTCACGGTCTGGGTTCAGCTCTTACTTACGGTCGGCGTTATTCCGTGTCCGCTCTGCTCGCTATATCGGCAGATGAGGATGATGATGCAAACGGAGCGGTACAGGCTCAGGATGGCTACCGTAGAAGCCCACAGGGCAACATTGTTATTGATGAGCCAGTGAAACCAGCAACAGCAAGGCCGTTATCAAGATGACATTCGGACAGGTTTATCCACGGCTCTTTGAGGGTATGGCTATAAGGCGTAAGGCTTGGGAGTCTGGCAAGGTTGTCAGGCTCTCAGCCATCGGTGAAGACCACCTTGTCGTGCATCTGCCATCAGGTAATAGATACACATACTGCCCGCCTGTGATGGACTTATACGACAAGGCACAACAATGTGTTCGGGACGATTGGGAGGTAGTTCTATGATTACAAAAGAAGACGCAGCGTTCCTGCTAAAGCGAGCCATGCAGTATGGCATGACATACACGGATGGCAAGTATGCAAACCATAAGCTGGTCACGATGGATGATCGTGGGTACTGGGTCAAGCCAGCAGGCAAGAACCTTGATCAAGTGAACTTTGAGTATCGGTATGAAAGCGTGTACTGGCACAAGGGTACACCAGCAGATTTGATGGGAGGTAAGTGATGGGATTTGATGTAATAGATGGCGAGCTGTGGGACGATGAAACCGGCGAGTATGCTGGCCCCGCTTCCGGTTGGATCAAGGGTGACGAATCACCGGAAGACCTTGCGCTCCTGGTGATGCGTAAGCGTATGGACATTGAGGCAAGCATTGAAGCGGAAAAAGCCAAACTTGACACCATCACAAACAACATCGTAAAGATGATCGGCAAGCATACTGCACGGCTTGAGTGGCTGGAACATCAGTACAACAGCCAGTTAGCAGAGTATGCAATGAGTCAGTTACCACGCAAGGCTGATGGGACGCTAAAGGGTAAGACTTGGACGTGTCCTTATGGTACTGTCGGCTTCCGCACAATTGCCCCTAAGGTCGCTGTAGAGGCTGAGGACGTGGCTTTGGAGTGGGCACGGAAGAACTGCCCAGCTGCAATCAAGTTGAAGGAATCCATCCTTGTAAGCCAACTTCCTGAGCCTATCAAGGCCGCCATGCTTGAGCATCCAGCAGATGCAAAGAAGGCAGGCTTTGTGGTGCATGAGGAAACTCAGGCAGTCACCATCAAGACCATCGGATAGAATACAACCAGTATAAGAAAGGTCTCCAGAAAACCCGCTATACCAAAGACCACTGCAAGGTGTGCATCTGAGTAAGCACCCTCAGGCGAGATGCATAAGTAGCAGTGGTCTTTTTATGTCTGGTATAACTTGTGTGGCAGGAGCAATCCTGACTATGTTTGGAAACAACAACTAACTGGATTGTGCTTGGTAAGCGACAGAAAGACCCGGTCTAAAAAGCCGGGTCTTTTTGTTAGTGGTTAGTTCCAAAATGGAACCTACCAGTCTATGTTGACAAAACCGCCCATACTGCCAAGCTCACGCCATGCTCGTATCTTGCGGTAGACCCCATCGCCGTTACGCTCCACGCCGTCCTCATCATCCATCTCTGGACTCGTATTACCTTCAACCGTCTTGACACCCCAAGGAAATACACCGGTCACGATACCGATATGAGCAAGCCTGTTGAGTGGTGCAAACCAAAAGCAAATCAAATCACCGATGCGTACCTTGCTTGGGTCGACTTCAGCATCCTTCACGCTCAACCAGTTCTTTGTCTTCCTTGCCCAGTTGCCGTGATCGGGACAGTATGCCGAGCGTGGCCAGTCTGCCGGGATGTCAAGGGCTAGGTCATGAGCCGCATTGCGCAACCGGTAAACAACAAAGGCAGCACACCAAGGGCTACCGGGTGGCACAGGTGGGATGGTCGAGGCTTGGTAGATTTCTACCGCCTTGCCTCTGTTGTCTCCAACTTCCTGCACACCGATGTTATCGATGGCTTCCTTAGCTGCTCTAAGTGCGATAGGTCTACTCATAGTGATATATTCCTTTTGTCAGTCCTTATCTCCCTGACTAGGTGGGCGGTCTCCCAACTGCATCTTCGCCGCCCACCGGCCCTTTTTCCTTACGACCAAGTCTCCCCATCATCGATTGATGATATTTGGATTAGACTGTTCCCACCATCACGGTAGTAGGCGTACCAAGTGCCAAGCCTCCAAGCAATCGCCGTTTTACCCTGATTGACACCACCAGAGATAATCACACTACCGGCAGTGATTACGTTCCCCTGTGGGTCGTAGATGACCCTGTAGAGGTCTCCTGAGTGGTGGTACAAAACGATGCGCTTACCCATTGGGTTGATTGCCACCGAGGCATCATCTCCCGCTCCTGTTACTGTTACTGCCACGCTGACATTCACCCCCTCATCATCTGTGTAATACGATTTGATATCGTTTGCTGAACCATCAACCACGATATAAAGCCTACCGATTGCACTGGTCGGATCGTATGCAATGTGAACACATGAAGCATCCGTAATGCTCGTGGTTGTCATTGTCCAGTTTGAACCGTTAGGGCCATCAGCAAAGTGCAGATTGACAGCTCCAGACTCAACCACCGCATAACACATTCTTTGGTTAGGTGCGACATCCAGAGATACACAAGTTCCTGCAAGCTCCTGTTCACGGAACCAAGAGCGGAAGCGGTGCGATGTGTGAAGCGGTAAAAGTCCTATGACATCGGTGCTGTACTTGACGTTGTGGTTACTTTCACCAAGCCCCCAGGGAGTGGAGGTGTAGTAACGCCCCTCGGCATCTATCGTTGAATCTGTACCCCGGTTCGCGTTGGTGCTGGCTAGTTCTAAGTCAACCGTACCGGTTGCCATCGGGTCTCCCGCATTGTCAAGCAAAGCACCATGTGCAATGCCACGGAGCAATGAACCAGCAGGTAGGTAGAGCGCAGCATCCGTACCGCCGTTGACATCGAAAGGGTCATAAAGGTCAGGTGGGAAGTTACCGTTAATGCGATCAAAGAGCGTCTGCGCAGTAATGGTTCCAGCCGCTATCTGATGCCCGTATGCAAAGTCTGTACCGCTTGTGGCGTTAGGCGTGGCAAGGATACCGCCACCGCGTAACCATGTTGAATAGCCGGTAACCCCATTCAGGAAACAATCCCTGAGCGGTGGTTGTGTAGCGGAACAGGTAGCACCAGCGGGATAGGCTACAGAGTTTGTTGCAGTCCAACCCGGATGCCGGACAATGGAGTTATCGGATGCGTTTATCTGCCCTGCCAACTCGCTGATTGTTACAGGGTCAACGCTGTACGAGGTCACCCCGGTCTCGCCTCCTACCGTCATCTGCCACCAGACATCTGATTCTTCTTCGGTGCGTCCGTCCCTATCCTGTTGCCAGAATCTTCTACCGTAGTAGTAGGTGGTTGTGTCTACCTCTGCAACAATGGCAGGAGTGATGCGCTGGAACTGAGCGGTAAAAGAATCAGGGACGTAAGTAGAATCTGTGTTGGTGTACTTGAGCGTGGTTGTACCGATGTCAACCAGCCCGCTCGATACCCGTAAACGCTGACAGGATGTGATGCCCCAGTATGCCGAATCTACAGATTCAGACCCTGCGTAGCTGCTGGATGCCGTGTTCTTTCGTGGGTACGGATTATCCTTGTCATCGGTTGCCGGTAATGCACCAAGGCTGTGGATGTCAGGGGAGCAAAGGTCAATGGTAACAGTACTGTATGAGGTCGTAGGAGCCACAACCTGCCATCTTTTGGTGTTACCGTGGTAATCGGTCAGTTCGATATAGCCGCTCTGGTTTGTGCCTGATTGCGCCTTGATTTGGATGTCTAGATATCTGTAGCCCGACATCCCTTCGTAAGGTGCATATAGCCGGTCGTTACCTGTACCGCTGATGCTTCGGTTGTTAGTCTCGGAAATGCTCCAGCCATTGAAGCGGAAGCCACGGAACAACACCCGGTTGTCTGTGCTTGAGTCTCCGTTTGTCGTTAGCCCGCTTCCTGATAGTTCGGCAGATATCCATGTTGGGACATCATTGGCTGATGTTGTGAGCGTGTTGCTTCCGTACGTCGGGTCGGTCAATACCGTGGTCGTGCTGTAGTTTACAAAGGTATCTGACGCACCATAACTGCCACCGGATTAACCAACCGTACGGGTTCCACCATCGTAGCCGGTAACAACCACGTTGAGGGCATCGGGATACGCTCCATCCCATGCTCGAATCCTGCCAGCAATAACGACGTTGCGATCCAGACAGGATGATGTGCTGATGGTTCCAGATGCCGTGCTAACAATACCGAATGCATCGGTTTCACCTAAGACACTTAGGCTCCATTCCGTGGCAGATTGATTGTGGAAAGTGTGAGCATGGGTAATGTCATGCACTGCCACGGTGTTGACCTTCACAAGGCTTACCGCAAAGTCGTGCCGTACATCTCCGCTTGAGAATCCAGATGCACTTAGGGTTGCCGTGTAGTCGGCATTCCTTCTTGATGTTGCGGCAGCTGACACGCTAACAGAGGAACCACCAGCAGATAGGCTACAAGCCGCTGTGCTGCTCGTAGTGGTGCGTTCGTACCATGTGTAGCCTGTTAGGCTAGGAAACCTTGTTGGTGCGCTAGATGATGAAAAAGAATCCTCGGCAATATCCCAAAGCTTGTCAACGCCAACCGATGCGGTGAAAGTACCGGCACAGGTTACGCTTACATCTTTGTACGTGGTGGCTCCGGTCTCACTACCGGATGCCAGCACGACATAAGAACTATTGGATGAACCATGCCCGTTGTTGACCGTGATGTTTGCTCTGAGTTCCCAAGTCCATGCAGAACCTGGAGAAGGTGCGACCACTGTACTTACGATGGCAAGCGATGCGCTAAAGCCTAGATGCCCGCCAAAGGTGAAGTTTGTAAAGTGTGTATCGTAGTCAGGCTCAAGCGGTTGTGTAGCGAAAGGATTCCATATACGCACCTGAACGTTCTGGGTGTGGCTCATTGTGAGCGTGGCAGCTCTTGTGCCGTCTATGTATGCCATTAGATCTTCTGCCCACGGTAGACCGCTTTGCGCACTGAGAAGCCTGATGTTTGCTCGGTTACAAAGTCAATGGTCGGAATACCGATAATGCGGTAATCACCCTTTGTCGTTGTGCCGTCAGGCTCCATAATACGAACCACATCACCAAGCCATAACGGCCTGTTGTTGGATGACAGAACCAAGAAGTCAGACTCCCACTCAATCAGAATGCGTCCGGTAGTCAAGCGGTCATAAAGAATGTCGCAAGCCGCATCAACTGCCGCTTGAGTCGTTAGTGTTGGGTCTCTTAGCTGATACGGTACAGGTCGCCCCCTCCAGTTGTACGGTCTGCTGGCAGGTGCTGTGCTTGCAGTCTCTGCCGCTGTGTCTACCAATGATTTCGTGATGAATAAGCCGGTCGCTGGGTCTTGCCCGACAACCTGCACCTGTGTGGCTTCTGGGGTCTCGTAGTGGCTTGACATGGCACGTACAACACGCTTAGGGCGTAGTACTTCTGGAACACTTGCCGTGGTTGCCGCAGCGATGCTCTGGTACAGCGTTATAGCAGGAGTGGTTGTAGCAAGTGCCGGGTCAATCCAAACGTAGGAATAACCACTGGTTGTCGGCATCCATCCTGTGATGTAGTTTGCGGCATAGTCATTCTTGAGCTTATCGATGTAACCACCGACGGTGTCAAAGAAGTCAGGAGCCAAAGCGTACTGCCCTTTAGAGATGTTAGGGCTGTATGGCAAGTCAAGTGCTGGACTATCACCAGCAAAGTAAGGCCCAGATGCATCCGGATACCCTGCAATATCCATGAGATCCAGCAAGGCATTCACAAACAGCAGACCATCGTACGGGTAAGACTCAACGATGTAGGCAAGGTCAAAGTCACGGGTACGGTCTTGACCAGCATAAACAAAGACCGACCAATCCCTAGTAGTATCGCCTTGCTCGTAAGTAATCTCCGGAGGTGTTAGAGTTCCTCTGAAAATGTCAATCTCTGCCGGTGTTGGTGTAGCACCATCCGTAAGCGCAATCCGGATAGGGCGGTCTGATGTTATCTGCGGCTGGTCTACACCTGCATCCGTAATCGGTTTCCGTCTGGTTGTAAGGCTACAAGTAGCCCTTCCATCATCATCTACGCTGATGCTTAGGCGTTCAACATCGCAGGTGATGTCTACCGGATCATCAGCCGTTGAACCTGCCTCAGGCTGGTAGACCAAGTCCACCTCATAGAATCCATATGTCGCTGCACCCGTTGCACTTGTAAGGCTAACCTTTGCCCGTACGGAAGTTATGACACCGTTAGGCGTGTATGCCGTTAGGTCATCCTTCACCACGCTGTAGGAAGCGGATGCAGTGCCTGTACCTATCTGGTCGTATGCATAAGTACTTGTGAAGGTTGCCCCCGTAGGCGGTGCATAGCGCAACTTCTTTACCGGTGATACTGCATAACCACTGGTAGCAAACTGTAGTTTTGCCAACTGTACGGAAGCCTGCCCCGCTGGAACCAACCAAGAGAAAGCGGCGGCAGGCGTGATTGTGTTGCTGGTCAATGCCGATAGGTCACCAAAGACATGGCTAAAAGATAAACCGTTAGATGCCACCACTACAAGCTCACGCCTACGGCAGGGAATCATCATAATGGTGATGAACTGGCTATTGATGGAGTTTGTACCAACGGCTCCCGCTTGCGGTGCAATGTTGGAATCGTTGCGCGTGTAACTTCCAACCAGCGTCCCGCTCTTGTATACCTGTGCGCTTCCATTTGCCCCAAACCAGACCTCTACAGAGCCAGCCGAACCAACACCCCATCCAGCCTTTAGAATCACCGTATCGTCGGAATCCTTGAGACCCGGAACATAGACCGACAGGTAAGCGGATTGGTTAGCACTCCAGGCTGTCGTGAGCGTAGCCCGTTCTGTCACATTCAATGACTGAAGGTAGTAATCTCCGGATGCTTTTATCTGCATCTGCTTCCATGATGCTGGAGTGGTTAACGTATAGTCGGTCTTCTGGAATCTTGCATAGTTTCCAGCGTAGGTTGTACGCCATGCTGCCGTAGTAGGAAGCGGAGCAAGCATCAAGGTTAGGGTAGTAGGGTCAAGCCATACACCGCTACTCTTGGCCATGTCCCATGTCGTACCATCAGCTGCAACAACCAAGCGTCCTAACTGTGGGCGTGGTTCTGGGCAGTCTACTTCAATCAATAGTGGCCAAGCGTTTGCCATCAGAACCTCTTCATTATCCCGGGAGTGCCGTTGCGCCTTGCTTCATCACGGATAACGGATCGCACTGCTCGTTCCAGTTCAGTACCGGCAGGAATCAAGCCACGGTTACCACCGCCCATGAAGTCACCCATGCGGATACCACCACCGCCACCTACTGCAAGTTCAGCAGCCGTAACGCCCATCTGACCAAGCCGTCCACCGCCGAGAGTCTCCCTGCGTAGAGTCAAAGCATCTGCCGTTGTCTTCGTGTTCTCTGCAATCTTGCCGATGTTGTCAGCAATAGACGGGCCACCCATTGCACCACCAGTGCCTTGCGCCCCTCCGTAAATCATCCCTGGTGGCAAACCTTGAGGGCCGAGGTTGCCCATTATGGCACGTTGGTATTGTTCGGCTATTGCATTGGCATTAGCTACAACGCTCGGCAACATAAAGTTTCCAGCAGTTGGTGCAAACTTTGGAGGAGCAAGTGTTTGTGTTTCTATAGGTATCTTGCCGGGTGTTGGTGCAGTTAGGATTGGAGCCAAATCAAGTTCACCACCCGGTAACTGCACAGCACCGAGTGTCAAAATAGCAATTGCCTTTTTTAGACCAGTAAGGATTGGTTGAATAAATTCTACAAACGCTGTACCAAAATCTTTTACACCACTACTAAACGCCTCCATCAGCTCATTCCACTTACCGGCTGCCCAGTTGTATGCTTCCCCAAAATAGTAAATCATTGACTCTTTGACAAACTCAAAGGCAACACCCATGTCATGTACAGCAGCATTCCAGAAGTTAGGAATCTGTCCAATGTAGGCGAGAATGTTTGCGATTGCGCCAATCATCATCTGCTGGAAGTTTGCAACGCCAGTACCGCTTAGAAACTTTGAAAAGACATCCTGAATAACACCGCTCTTGCCGATAGCAGTAAACACCTCACCGATTTGTTTTCCGATGTTAGTAATCAAATCAATAAGACGCATCGTGCCACCTTCGGCACTTCCAAAGATGTCAAGGATGCCACGACCAATCGGTAGGAACGCTTGCTCTAGAGCATCCTGTAGATTCTCAAACGTAGTTAAGGCTGATTGCGTAGCCTTCGGCAAACGCTCTAAACCAGAGATAATACGCTTGATGGCTTCATCTGCTGATATGCCCATCTTCTGGATGGCTTCAGTCGATGCTGTACCAAAGGCGGAAACCAACACCTGCCGGATCTGCGGTACACGCTCGGCAATCTGGTTGATTTCCTCAGCTGAGATACTGCCCTTGCTGGCAATCTGACCAAGCGCAAGGATTACCCCGTCTAGTTCTGACTTACCCTTACCAACCAGAGCAAGCGCATTACCAAAAGCCATCAATGCACGCTCGGCTGTCTGTGCGTTCAGTCCTGCGGCTTCCAACTGAAGAACACCTGCACGAACCTCTGTGAGCCCCAATCCGGGGAGTTTGGCTATCTCCTGAAGCCTACCTAGTTGGGCTTGTAGTTCCTGTGCGTTCTTGGCATATGCCGCTAAACCACGAACCTGTGAATCGTAAGCCATTGCAGCTTGCACACCTGTCACGGTGGCAAAGCTTGCCTGTGCTGCTTCAAGCAACCGAGTAGCATCGGCGGCTGTTCGGATTGCTTCCCCAACGGAACGTGCAGAGTTTCCTACACGCTGTAAGGCACGGACAGCAGCAGCCTCGCCTATGACCGATATCTTGGCTGTAAGTTCTGCTACTGTCATTACCTGCCTCCAAACAATGCGCTAACCATCTCGACTTGTTGTTTTTCTATTTCTTGTCCTATCATCGCAACTTCTGCGATTTGGTCAAGCGTTAGATCGGTCTCTGATGGATGCCGGTTGAGATACTTAACGGTGTAGTAGGCAACCTGACCGGCTACACCTCGGAGTCGTTTTTTGCGTCTTTTACCCTGCCTTGTAAGTCATCTGTTGGATACCAAGAAATGAACTCCCCAAGGATTCTAAAGAACGTCTGTTTGCTGGTACGTGCCAGATTACCGAATGCTCGTAATGGCGATTCCTCAGCTCCGTCTGTAGGGTCTGGTACATAGCACCGACCTAGCAGGTAGATCTGGTACAGCATTGCTTCGGGAAACTCAGCGAATGCTACACGCAGGGTTTGCAGTTCTTTGGAATCTGGGAAGAGGTCAGCCGCCTTCGGTTCACGGAAGCGGAGTTCTGCGCCATCACCAGCGATGTCCGACAAGTCAACTACTAGAGTCCCCTTGTCGGCATCTTTCGGGATTTGTTTTAGGTTACTTAGTGCCATGCGCTAGTGTACTACGACCAAGCGGTGGATACTCCGTTAGCACCAAGGGTGACTGTAGCGGATTCGGTTACGGCTTCCTCATTTGCAACACTTAGACCAGTAGCGGTAACAACACCAACAAAGGTCTTAGCGGTAAGGCTTCCCGGTGTCACTACGATCTGGCAGTAGTAACCATCCTTGCCGTAGAAGATTGGACCGACAACCGAATCAACCAGAAACTCGACTTCAACGCTACCATTTGCCTTGGTAACCTGTGCTTTGTTCTGAGTATCGCAGAGTGCGCTAACATCAACGCTATTTACCGATGTTGAGAAGCGAACGGAACGAGCAATACAGGTATAAGTCTCAGCGGTAAAGGCTGAAGGCGTACCATCTTGGTAGCCACCGAAAGCCACGGTCACAACACAGTTTTCACCGATAAGCGCACTTGTTCTTGTAAAAGGCATAATTTACTCCTACTGTTGCGTGACGAATCGGTACACCGCTGTCACTCCAAAATCAGTTCGACCACCGCTCTCTAAACCAAATGTTTGAGCTGTTGATTCTCTCCGGCAATAGAACCTGGGAGAGGTACTCGAAACGTGCTGATTGTCAAGCAATGTGTCTATGCGGGACATGATCGCAGCACTCTGTGACATGGACACCGCACCACTTGCAGTATCCCACACGGTGATTCTGTAGGTCGGATAAGTAAAGACCCGGCTACCGCAAATGGTGTCTTGGTCTTGCCCTGCATTACCTGCACGGTCAAAGACAATGTAAGGTGTTATAGGTTGCTTTCGGCTGATTGGGTCTACTTGTGGGGCAATGGTGTTGTACACGGACATCTGGAAGCCGTTAGGCTTATTGTCAGGAGCAAGCAATCCCATCAAGGTGGCATCACCTGTCAGGGTTTCGTAGATCCATTGCTCAATCACGGCTGGTTCAAATGCCATCAGTTATTACCTTTTAGAATCGACTTCACGGCAGCTTGAAAAGCCGGGGCTTCCTTCTCTACCGCTGGACGTAGGAATGGTCTAGCCGGTACAGTACCACCGCTTTTAGATGTCCATCCAAGCTCTAGAGGTATGCCGTACTTTGCATTTACCCGAACCTCAGCAGATGTCTTTCCGGTCATCTTGTTGTAAATACTTCCAGCCAGAATACCGGTGTCGCTGTTAGGCGCACTACCGGGAGGGCTTGAATAGTGCGGATGCTCTTTACGTCCCGGATACTTTCGGTATTGCCCACTAGACATCTCAATGCTATCTTTTGCATTGCCTTCGATGTTAGCGGCAGCATTTCCAACAGCAACAGAAAGCGCACTTAGATTCCGTTGGTAGGAATCCAAGCGTACTTTCTTTAGGCTAACCGACATCTTTATCACGGAGCCAAGACCTCGATTTCAAGAGGGCCAAACCGCCGTACATCTGTACCAACCGTGAAGGACACCGTAACCCTGATGTTAGCAGCAGTACCGTACGCCGCAGGATTCAGGATGCTCAGGATGCCTTGTGCGCTGTACTGCTTGGTTAGCGTAACGCTTCCAGATGCAAAGGTGTAAGCAGACCCGGTAGCGATGTTGGTGAAGGTGATGCCGAGCGTACCAGTAGTGATGTCTACCGGACTGCCTAGCTCATCAACCAGCCTTACTACGTAGGAGTGCCAGTCTCCGACCCAAGCGGAGACTTGCACGACCTGCTGAGGGTCTTCTGTCAAATCAAATATCAATGCCATTAGATGTCCCTCACATAGATGCGGAGTGGCCCGAATATCTGCGTGTCAGATGCTCCGGTTGTGCGTGTAATCGTTGCAGTGTATGTTCCAGGCGTATTCGTTACCGTCGTGTCAATGGTAAACGTAGCCCGCCCATCAGCTGCATAAGTTGCCGTACAGGAGTAAGTATCAACCAGCGATGCACCAGAGTTATAGACCTTAGCCGTAACCGTTGCGCTCGTGATGTCAATGCCGTTACCGTTGCCATCTACACACTGGATGTCTACGCCGTGCTGTGCGCCCTTCTGAATGTCAAGCGGATCAGATGCTCCGAGACCGTCTGCCTTGACCTCATAAGGCCCCATACGTACCAGAGCGGCAGAGGTAATAGGTGTCAACAGTTCAGCGTTGACATACTGCCCGAATGAGCCTGCCGTTGTGTGGTTTGCTCTAAGCTCTTCCCATACCATTGACGGGATATCACCAACCTCGGAATCAATGCCGGTTACGGTCTGGTCAATCTGATTGACAACACCACCAAAGGTTGTAGCGTCGTTGTATCCGACTGGGCTTGCACCCCAGACAGCCGAGGCAGTCTGTGCTTCCGTCAAGCCACCACTAGACAGTTTGACCGTCATAACCGCACCGTTAGTACCAGAAGCACCACGCACCACGATTGTCACATCATCAGCACCAGCAGCCAGTGCAGCATCGGGAATGTCAAGGCGATACACGCCCGGCATATTGGTCGCGTCAACCTCAGCAAAGCCGCCAGATGTCCACGCCTGCGCGATTGTACGGGCTACCAGCGGGATGCTTACTGATGCTGTGCGTGTCCGGTTGTAGCGAGCTGAGAGACCTGAGGTGGAGGCTGCGAGACCTGTAGCACCAAGGTAGAGTTCGATGCTTTGGGAGGTTGAGCCGGGAGCGATTGTGATAACCGATGCTTGTGTATTTACCGGAAGGTTAGCCACATAACCGATATTAGTAGGAACACTTGTGATGACACGATACGTACCAGCACCAGCGTCTGGGCTTGTGCCTGTCCACGTTACACCATAGATATCAGTTACTGGCGCACCTGTCGCATTGCCGAAACTTGCGTTAGGTGATGAAGCGTAGGAGGTGAACGGCTGTAGGTTATTGATGCCCCACAGAAGCGTTTCAAAATAGTCAACTCCAATGTCACCAGTAATACTTGATGTGCCATTGTCAACTAGATTGGCCCGCGCACTCGCGCCAAGTAATCTATTGTAATTTTCAATAATTGTATTATTTACAGTTATGCAAAGTAAATCAAAGTCAGTATGAACGCTTAAGCAGTTTCTTACGATTGTTGGAAATGTCGCACTACCGTTTGTCAGAGATACTCCCCACTGTGTTCTAGAAATAAAACAGTTGTAAATTGCAACTTGAACACTCACCAAACTTATTGCGGCATTTACTGGACTAGTAAAAATACAATCAGTAATCGTAGATGCATCTGCCACATTTCGTCCTGTGATATTGAGTGATTGATTCCCCCCAACAAAGACACATCTAGAAACCGTTATATTTACAGCTGTACTGGTTGGGCTATTAATTTCAACAATCGGTACACTTTGTTGTCTAGATATAAAGGAGCATTTTGTTAGTTTTAAGTTTGTACAAGTTGTCATAACCATCGTGCGGCTATTACTAATAGCAAACTTAATGTTTTGAAAATGTAGATAGTTTTTTGTTGTTGCAGTGATAATGTTTCCGGAGTATCCAGACCCGGACAAGGTTGAGTTAAAGTTCGTTATAACTACGGGCCCAGTAGTTAAGCCACTAAACTGACTAGCAGTCGGGTCACCTATAATATTGGTCTCTACTGTAGGGTTTGGCATTGTTACACTAATTTGATCAGTGTAAACACCGGGCGCAATGTATAAAGTGTCACCACTTGCAAATCCAGAAGAACTGGAACTGGTTGCTATAGTTCTGCTGTAAAGCGGTATCCTGCGTAACCCACCAACCGAATACGCTTGTGCCATTCTCACCAAACGTACCTAAAAGGTTGCCGTCATTGTCGTAGATATCACCAAACACAATCCAATCACCGGGGCTGTTTGGGTTAGGCTCCAATCGATAGTTTTGCAGGTTCATTTGCCCACCTTCAGCGCATTGATTCCCGTACCCTTAAAAGGCATCGTGAGGAAGCCCAGCGCAGCAGACATCGCAGCTGTGACACCAGCCGCTACAGCCTTGCTCCCGTACAGTGCCATCACTGCGCCAAGCTCGGCGAGCGTGTCTGCTTCAGCTGTGCGGATGCCATCACCAAAGACCGTGCTAAAGGACGCGACAAAGGCGATCAAGACAACCACGACCAGCCTGCTAATACTTATTCCGTTCATCGTTTCGCCTCCAGTTTGATGATGCTTGTACGCATCTCACCTGTTACAGTTTCAAGCCTACCAATACGCTCACCGTGGTCTTCAATTTTAGCGGTGTCAACGGCTCCACGTTTGTCCATGCGATGCAAGAACTTGATGATGTAGGCAAGCAGACTAATAATCCCAGTTACTGCCGCTAAACCTATGGTTGTCCATTCTGATGCGCCCATTATGCCACCCGCTCCACTAGTCCACAGTGCTGTACCAAAAGTTCTGTCTGTCCAAAGTCTGTACCAATCACATCAAAGTATCGGGAATCATCACCGACAAGGTAGACCCGGTCTTGAGGCATGACATCAGCTGCAACGGCCACTATGAGTGTCCATTGCGCTGATGGCTGTATCGCCCCACCAACAATCGATTCTGTGTCTGACTGGTTAGTAACCCGTGCAGGGTATTCAGCAACCTTGCGCCATGTCTCGGTAGCACCACCTCTGCCATCTTCCGTCAGTGTGAAGCGGTGAACCTCTACGCGGTCTTGGCAAAGGTTACGCACCATGCCTGCCTGTATGGTCTGGCGCAGAATAGGACTCATACGAAAGCCACCGGGCGGTATTTCTCAGCCATGGTCAAACAATGCTGCATCAGCTGAGACAACTTGACATCGGATTGTCCTTCTTTGGCATCAATGTCTGCCGCTACTCTGGATGCCTTGATAAGCCATGCCTGCCGGGTTGCAGTGCGTACATCGTAACGCTCAACGTTGATGGCTCCCATGTCTACCCATGTAAGCACCGGATCGGAAGTACCATCCTCAATAGACCAGCCTTTGTATTGTGCCGCTGGATAGGCAGGAAACTCTGGTTGTGTGCTGGATGAAGTACCAGCCACCCGTGCCTCGTAAACCCGCCCATTAGGCGTTGTAGGCACTACACGGTCACCGACAGCATAAGTGGTTACTGCTGCCCACGTGGTGAACCGTGAGAACGAATCGAGGATAGAGCCGATGTCGGTGGTTGACATCTGCGGGTAACTTTGAGCAGCCACAAATAATGATACTTGTGCTATCGCCTCGGCTCTGGTCATCATGCGGTTAGTATCCCACACGCCTATTTTTAAAAAGTAAACGCAGGCAAAACAAAAGCCCCCGGCACGTCTGCCGAGGGCTTGATTGAAGGGGCTACGCTTAGGAAGCGTTGCTTGTTGCGAGAACGATGAGCGAACCAGGTACACGGGCAGAAGCCGTACCGGATACGTTTCCAACGTCATGGGCGTTGAAAGCGAACCGCTCGGTTGCCTTGTAGGTCAAAGCATCTTCCACGAACTTGACTTGATCGCTGACCTCAACGGTCATTGCACGACGGTCACCAAAAGCAACACCCTTTGTCAGGTCGCCAAGGATTGCAACAGGGGTTGTTGCAGCTGGGGACTTAGGCATATTCTGAACCCACTCGATTGGATAACCGAACAGGGTAGGTGCTTGGGTGTAAGCGTTCTGGATGTCGAGGATGGCGTTTCCACCAAGAGCGATGAGCTTATCAGCCACACCGTTAAAGAACAGGTCTTTGTGCATATACCACTTGGCATTGTCTGCGTAGGTTGGCAACTTTGCGACCATGCTCTGGAAGTTTGCAAGCGTAAAGTTGGAGAAGTTAGCACCGGAAAGTGCAGCACCAACAACAACACCAGCGATGTTAGCCTTGGTTGCGTTCAAGCCGTAAACAGCCTGAAGGATACCTGTGATGGAGCCGTAAGTACCGGAACCGTCACCGTTGAAACAGGCGTTGTCTTCTTCCTTAGCGATGGCGTAAGCCATGTCACGGGCAAGAGCAGCACCGAGGTCAATGACCGTATCTTCGCCGAGTTCCTTCGATGCAATCGTGAGGACTGCAAGTTTCTTAGCGGAGAGGGAGACCTGACCAAAGGTGATGTCAGATGCTGTGATTGCTGTTGCTTCCGATGCATAGTAGACCGTGGTCGATGCAGTAGCGGAAGGAACCAAGAGCGTATCCGAGGACATCGGGTAGATACGGGAGTTGCGACGAGCAACGCCATACTGCTCACGGAGCCAGATAAGGTCGCTGGAAACGATTTCAGGAACCGTGTATCCACCAGCAGATGGTGTGCCTTCGGTCTGTGCCTTCATGTGTCCATGCTCGGACAGCCACTTGGTTGCAGACTTGACACCAGCGAGGTGGCGAGCAAACTGACCAAAGACATAAGCCTTCTCGTTGCGCTCGTCAGTGGATCCAGCAAATGGATTCTTCTGGACGTTGATTCCGCCCTTCCATGGCTTCTTGTCTACCGCAGGGGTAACAACAGGAGCGGTAGCACCGAGGCTCTTGATGGTCTCGATGCGCTCTTCGATGTCCTTGGCTTCAACCATCAGGGACTTGACTTGTGCAAGGTCACCGTTTCCGGATGCCAGTTCACGAGCTGTTGCGAGAATACCTTCGCGCTTGCTCTGCAATTGTTCGATGTTCATAGTTGTGTTAGCAACTCCAGACGAGCCAAGAGTTCCTGGCGTTCGTCATTATCATGGGCTTTCGCCTCGACTACGAGATCCGGTTGCACTTCCGGCTGGTCTGCATCCCGCAGAGAATCCCAGACTACAGGTGCCAGCCGTTTAGCGGCTGACCGGCTAAGACCGACTGCATCCCGCAGCCGACGCTCCACACCCCGCAAGGATGCAGGGTGAATACATTTAGCACCGTGCATGGCGTATAGCTGCTTTGCACGGCTTGCAAACTCATTGATAATGGCTTCAGCCATAGATGCATCGGACACTATGCCGATACCTTCGCTCATGGCTTCGTAGTAGGCTTCCATGCCTTCATGGATGAGATCCGATTCTGCCATCTTGAATAACTCAGCGGCGTATTCTTCCGGGCTTTGCTCTGGCATCGGCTCAGGCATCATCTCTTCTTCATCTTCCATCTCGCCCATGCCGTAGTACTCCTCCAAAGACTTGACGCTGTTACGGAACTCCGCAGGGGTAGGGGTGATGCTTGCCTCAGCGATAGGCCACCGAATGATTTCGGAAGCACCGCCCATAGATTTGCGCTCAACCATGTGAGCCGCAGCACCAGACGAAAAGCCCATCTTGCCTTGCTTGCAAAGTTTGGCAACCATCTTGCCGTACTCATCAGCCAAGTCTAACTGAGCCTCATACCAAAGCCCCTCAGAATCCATCTTGATGAAGCCTGTACCGATGGACTTCTTACCTACTGCTTGATCCATACCGTGGTGATAGTAGACGTTTAGCGGTACGCGCTTGCCCTCTTCCATCGGAAAGCCGTAGTCGGTTGACTTCGTGAAGTAGTCACCCTCAAGGTCTGTTGCCTTAGTATCGCCAAAGCGCACAAGGTATCCCTTGACATGACCTAAGCGGTCAGACTTGATTCCGTCAACAAAGCTTGTCAGCACGTCCATGGCGTAAGTATCCCACACACCCTATATAAGCTTACGTAGAGGTCGTACACGGGTATTAGGCCCCCAGTCTTGGTTAGGTAC